CCCGAGCCTGAGCCCGAACCTGAGCCCGAACCCGAGCCTGAACCCGAGCCTGAACCCGAGCCCGAGCCCAAACCCGAACCTAAAACCAAAAAGAAACTTTTGCGTTATTTGCCTTGGGCCGCTTTAGGGTTGGTTATTATTTATGCAATATATCTCTCACTCTCCACCTCCCCTTAAGTAGTTTAACTAAAATAAAAAGCTCGAGCAAAAAGTCAAGACTCTCAAAAAATAAAAAAACGTGTAATCCTTTCAGATGGCAAATCATATATATACAATAGAAATCGGCAACGCCCGAACTCATTATCTTTGGCGCAGCGGTTACTCCATATCCGCTGGTGTAATGCGAGTTGAAAATGAGCCGATTTATTTGGGAGAAAATCCAGAAATAATAATTCCCGCAGGAGATACAATAGCGATATATGAATATCGTTCTATGGTATCTTTTACGAACGAGGAATTAGGAGCAGTGCCGACAATAGCATCTATAACCAAGGCATATTCAATTATGCTTAATCGAGCTGTAGACCCTGCTGGTTTGCAACATTATACCCAGCCCTCTTATACAAATCTTCAAAGCGTTATAGTAGAAATAGGCTTTAGTGATGAATACCGCTTGATTACACCTCGAGTGTACGGTTATCCAATGCAGTTGAATAATTTAGATGGAACGATTGTTGCAAGAATGGATGATTATGAAAATTATATTAACTCGCAACCCGATCTATTAGATTATTACAATAACCCTGCAAATGTTTGGGTTTATGTTTGGGGTGCTGCCGCCGAACCTGTACAAAGCAGAAGCAAGGCGGAATTTGGCGAATCTCATTTTGCAGTAGCTGGATCTTTGTACGGTAACACGTTATTGAGTTACACGTCTAACGAAGCTAAATCAGTGAGTTACCAGCCTTCAAATGGGCTATTTTTACAAGGAACCAATATAATTTCTATTGTCGATTCAGCTTCTAATACTTTATCAAGTCGACAAACTTCAATCGAGCAAATAAGATCCAAGATGAACGAAGTTATCAATCAAGGCAATCAATCGGTTTCGATCGGAACAGAGCCTACAGATCCAAAATCTGGTGATACATGGTTTGACGGAAATTCTCTCAAGATATATATCGGGTTAGAATTATCAACAGAAGATGGAAACAGTACAATTTCCACAGAAGACGGTGTTCAGGATTTAGATTTAGAACTTGCAAGTCCTTGGTTGGAACTTGGTGGCTCAATAAGTTCAAGCAGTACGGAATCTCTTGCGCCAACAGCATCTATTGTGCCTTATGCGGGCTCATCTGCTCCGACTGGATATCTACTATGCGATGGTGCAGCCAAGAGCAGAACTACTTACGCAACTCTTTACGCCGCACTTGGTGGAGCAGATTCCCCTTATGGCCAAGGAGATGGTTCTACCACTTTCAATATCCCCGACCTTCAAGGCCGAGTAATTGCTGGGCATGGCGGGACTTTATTAAGTGGATCAGCGGATGCAATTGGCGCTACAAATGCCCATAGCACAAAAACGCATACCCTCAGTATTGCAGAAATGCCGGCTCACGATCACACATATAATCGAACAACTAATGTGACCGCTGGAGGTTCAACGGCCATCGAGGATGGTCCAGTTACAGGGACAGCCACATCTAGCTCAACAGGGGGAGGCGGAGCGCACAACAATGTCCAGCCAACCATCATTTTAAATTACATAATAAAGACTTAATATAGACACATACTCATACAGAAATACTTTTCAAAACAATTAAAAGGCATAATCACAAATATATAATCAAAGTGTAACAATAATCATGGGAACAAAAATATCAGATCTAACTCCAAATTCAAATCCAAATAAGGATTCTGAAATAGTCATCGCTCATAATGGGCTAAATGCAAAAGTAAAATTATCAGAGTTGTCTGATATCGTAGCTCCTGTGCAAATAGGTGGAGGGTTGAGTAAAAATTCAGAAGGAGCTTTAAGAGTCTCTGCCGAAGCAGCGTTTTTTGTTTTGCTTGTTAATAGTAATGGAACAGCGCACGAACATACACAAGACATGACTTATACTGACGGCTCGATTAATGCGGTCTGGAAAATTGCAGATTTAAAGTTTGGTACCTTAAGGGATGCACTACATTTCGCACAAAACAATTTTTCAGCAGGTGCGAGTGTTAAAATAGTTGTAGAAACAGATATTACTGAAATAAGATCCTCACATTATAATCATTATGATATGCGAAATTTTACTTGCACAATTGATGTCGTGGGAAGTCAATATTATGGACTGCAAGCAATTGATCAGAACCTTCCATTTACCACTGACAATGTAGGATCAAGAAATACAGTTACAATATCTGGACAAAATGCATTGACGAATAATATGATTCTGTGGAACGGAAGCGGATCATTGGGCTTTCAGGGCATCAAATTTGACATTCAAGATGTTAATCACAATGGAGGGATGTATGGTGTCTTTCGGTCAGAGAATAGGGGTAACACTCATGTTATTGGGGTCAAAATGAAAATTTCTGGCTCAAGCACCTATCCGATGCCTAAAATTCTAGAAGCTAGAGATGGTGGACAAATGACGGTTAGAGTTGCTCATGGATTTGGAACAGGCTTACAGGCCGCGGATCCGATGATTCAAGGCTTCGCATTAAATGCTCTTGAATTGGATCTTGCAAGTTATGCGGGAGGATTCAGTAGTATTCTCGATTCAGCAGCTGGTGGTGTAATGCGCATAATTGAGTATAACGGACATATCTATGCCTCTAGCGGCCTCTCCAGCGAATGGACTTTTAATGCAAATATTTGTTTTACAACAGACGCAGATATAAAATTGTCGACAGTGTCTGTCACACAAAGTTCTATTTTTGAAGCCAACGGCCCAGTTTTTACAAAAGCTAATGGAGTAACAATCTATATTGCCAATTCTGCGATTCATGCTAGACAATACGCATCTATTTCTATGTCCGATACTAAAGATTTTGGAAGCAATGAAAGTGATAGCGTCGGGAGTACTTCGTCGCCAGGAATTCCTGGAACATCCTTATACAATGCAGAGGCAGTTTCGATTGCTGATTATGTTCAATCAGGAACTTTTGGATTAACTTTGTTAATAGCAACCCCTTCAACTAAATAATAATTATGAACGAAAATTTACCGCTTATATCTCCGCAATTCAAATCTTCTAGTTTTAAATACACCGCGCTGCGCTTTTCAGATGATTCTGAATTGATTTGCATTTTTTCTGTTTATGAAAATAAAGAAATTACTAAAGATGATTCCGACTGGGAAAAAGCTTTAGAATATGTTACAGCTACGCAATTGACTCCAAAATTAGACGCCGAAGAATAAAACATTTTTTCGTGTAATTTATTTTACATGAAATTGATTATAGAATCTTGCTTGACCGAACCTCCAAGCGAAATCTCTTGTTTTCGCGATGTTACATTATTTGCCCGAACATACAAGTTCGAGGATGTGCTTCTAGAATGCCCGCCAGGTACCCGTAGCATGTATTGGAACTGGCTCAAGGGGTTTGGTGCCCACGACTTTATAAGTTATTTAATAATAGATACAGAACAAGAATCTGGATTTACTTTAAAAACAGATAAAGCTGCAGATATTTCAGTAGATAGAATAACATGCTGTAATTTAAATTACATTATAAGTAAATTAAAATAAAAAACCAACGGCAAATTAATCACCGTTGGTCTTTATGAAATATAAATTTTTAAAAACCTACTCTGATTTCGCGCTTTCTTGTTTCTGATTTTCTGTAGGATTTTTGATATCATTAAGAAGTTTATCAAAATCTTCAGTTGGCATTTGTTCAATCGTATTATTTGCTTGAACCATAGCTTGGCTTTGAACCGCCTGAATTAATGTTCCTAATGATACGGTACTTAAAGCTTCTGCCAAATTCGCTTTATCAAGAAATTGATTAGCTATAGCAGTTGCTACTATGTCGTGGTTTGCTTTTTGCTCGGCAGTTAATTCCTTACTCTCTGTTGAGTCTGCGTTTTTTTCTTCAGTTTGTTCTGGTTTTTCTAATGTTGCATCTGTCATATGTATATATTATAATTTAATTTTAAAATTTAAAGTAATTTCGCGGCGAATTATATGTTTTTTCATTAATAGGTTCATTGCTATATTCTTGCAATGCTATTTGCATGATTATAGTTTGATGTATTAATTGTTTATCTTGTTTTATTATTAATTCTTGCTGACGTTGAATGATTTCTCTTTGATTCCACGCAAACCATCCTACGAATACCAATAACACCAAAACACTAATAAAGCTTAACCTCTCACTCACACAGCATAATAAAATGATTTTTAGATAATTCAATATATTGTATGTATATATATCAATAAAAGAAATAGAATATAAAACAATAGTAGTTTATTATATAATAAGATGCAGAAAATATCTGCAGAAATAATTTATTAATTTAAAATAGTGTATAATTAAGTATGTCAAACAAGCAAGTTCATGAACTCGGTAAACTCTCAAAAGCTGACTTTCTACCTACAGTCGATAACTTTTTGATTCAAAAAGCTTCTGGAGGAACTTATCGAGCGAAATTTTTTGACTTGATAAATTCCCCCTCGGCCAACCTGCCAGGAACCAGAGCTTGGTCTTGGAACTGGCTTGCTGAGCCTGAATATTTGATTCCGTACAACATGATCCACCAGAAGCTGTCAGGACTAACAGGGAACCCTCTAATTAAAGACTTTAAAGTTTCTTGGTCTCAAAAAGTCGTTGGTAGCGGAAAAACTACTTCGAGCGTACCGGTTATTGCTCGCAGCATATTAATGTCCGCGTACGCAAGAAATTGCGAAGTCTCTCTTGCTCGAGCAAGAAGCTCTGAGGTTATTTGCGACAGAGCAGGTAGAGTTTTAGATTCAAAAGATTGGGGTTGGAATTACTTTCTTTTAGGAGAATACGACGTTGGCGACTCTCGAGCTTCTGGGCACTGCTCTGAGTCTTTATTTATTGTAGAGCATGTAGGCAAACCAGCTTCTGTTAAGCATGGTATTGACGACATTAATCTGGAAGAAGGAACTTTTATTACCTTCAAAACTAGTACTCCAACTTACCCCTGCTATTTTAAAGGTGCGTCTCCCCCAAGGAGGAATGATGGTGGTTGGGGTCAAGTTTCGCGGAACATCCCGGGATTGGGCCTTACTGCCAAAACAGCCGCTTCACAAATACCTAACGGCGTAATCCCCGCAACGATAAGCGATAGCGATGCCAACCGCAATAGAGTTGCATCTTCTGAACTGTTTTATGTTAAAATGCATGCCTGGGCTTGATATGAAAATAGATAATTTAGACAAGATATTGAGCGTGAATGATTTAGAGCCAGACAAAGATCGAATATTAATCGAGAAAAATGGATCAACTCACTATACAACCTTGTATGATATTCAAGAAATTCTTAATACTCGGGATCGACCAAGCGCAAAAACTGCGTGGAATTTTATACCAAAAACCTACCTTCAAGAAGCGCTAATTCAAGACGTAACTATAAGTAGCGGCAAGCAAGCCACCGTCAATAACGAAAGAATATTGTCTGCCGCAAACCCTCTCACAATGGACAACAATACCCAAACAATTCGGGTTAAAATTGCGGGCATTTCAGACGGTTCTTTATATATTCCGAGCGGTGTCCGAAGAGTTCTTGTTAAAGCTGTTGGTCAAGGGCTTGCGTTTTCTTCAAGATTCAGAACTTCCGGGGAAGTAGTGACCCCTTTGCTAAATGAAAAAAGTGTGGCAATTTTTCCTTTAGAGAACATTCAAGACGTGGTCGTGCGTAATGATGCAACACCTCGATTGTTCAATAATGCACCGAATGATCCTGGGAACTATTATGTGACTCAGTTGCCAATGCATCAAAGCGACAAAGAAACTACCAGCGCAATTCTGACATATATATTTATCGGGAGGACAGCGCTCACAACCAACGAGTGGCTAAGAAAAATGACAGATAGAAATGCTGAGTTGGGTCCATTATCTTTTCCTCGCGACCGTATTCCAAGCAATAAAAATCAAAATAATATTGATCCAATTGATCAGGTAACATTTTCTCTTGCAAAAAGGCCCGACGCTTCAGTAAGTGAATTAACTTCTTTTCAGATTTTAGCTTATTCTAATTTCGGATAAAAATTCTCGCAACTCAATAAAAAAATGAAAACAAAAAGCATTGGTACTTTACCTCGCCTCGCGCCGGAAGATTTTGCGCCCGACCAGGATTTAATTCTGATACAAAAAGCTGACTCTAATCAACTCAAGGTGATTGATTTTAATTTATTACTTGCTGCTGCAAGCTTTTATTATGTTGGAGAGTTAAATGAGTGGAATAAAGTTGTACCAAGCAATTTATATTATAAAACCTACAGATTCACCGATTATGGATTGGATTCAGACCTTGATACTCCAGAAGCTGTAGACGAATATATCTATATAGACGTCCAGGTCGCAGATTTAGATATAGGTCAAAAGCGCATACCTTCAGAAGCAAAAAACATTATAATTCTTATAGATCATTCTGAAGGAGTTGAGTATCTTGACGAAAGAGGTTGGAATAAACTAGAAAGCGGCCAGAAGAATTTTGTATTTGAGAATATGCAATATCCTCGATTAAACTCATTTAAATTTAACGACACTTCTGTAGCCAACAAGATACCGCACTCTAATGGCAGTATTTTTCTGACTCCAGATAACCACGCAGCATTTAGATGTACAGCAAACGTTGTTGATCAATTAGGTTTCCAGATTTATGCGTGGGCTTATTGATTTTTAAATTCTTGACGTGATGGTTTAGATTTGATATAATATCCATTATGAAATATTGGATATTATTGTTAAGTACTGTATCGGGTTTAATTGGTAACGATTATAAATTTATTTTTAATTCTGGCATGCCTGAAAATAGGTGTGATATTGTTTTTTTAGTGAAAACAGAGGAGGTAATAAATGCCGAGAAAAAAGTGGGTGACATTTGGAAGGATACTTGTTCGATTTATCCGTTATTTAAAAGATATAAAAATTTCTTCAATGTGCATCTTGTAAAGTCTTCCGAACTGTTTGATGATTTACCTAAAACCAATATGTCTAAATGGTGGAATAATGACATTTTAATGGCACGATACTTTGCAGACTTAAATGCATCGTTTTCTGGTCGAGATATTGGAGTTTTATTAAGAGAAAATATTGAAAGCTTAAAAGGGTCATACCAAGGTGGCGCATATGCAGCAGCAAGACTTTGTTTTATTAAGGAATATACAAGCTCAACATTCAGATTGTTTGCTCATGAAATGGGGCACACGCTGGGACATTTATCTGATGAATACGCGATGAGATACAATTATACAGGTCGATACCCTGCAAACATTATCCTTAAAGAGGATTCCGATATTTTTACGGGGCGCGAAGGCAGGTTCACTTTTAGCATGAACAAGTGGGTTCGCTGGCAGGGCTATGTTGATCCAATAAGTAAAATAGCAATTGATGGCCCGCATATGCAATACAAAGGTAAAGACTACCCAGGGTCTAGTTTATATTATAGACCATCCTCTCACAATACAATCATGAACAATCAAAATGTACAAAATGCTTTTTATGATGCAGTAGCAAGAGAACATATGATATTATCTATTTATGATTTTTGCAAAGTTATTGATTCAGCTTCTGATAATAATATCACAGTTAATGGCTCTGATATTCTTGAAGTTAATGTTATAGATGAAGATATTATTGATGTTGTTTGGAAGTTGAATGGAGAGCCTATATCAAATAAAAAATACTTAATTTTAAAAGATTTAAATTTGAGCAAAGATTCTAATTTAACTTTAACTGCTTGGGACACTGCTTTAAATACTGATTACAAAACTGACGATCGTGGGGGTTGGGTAAGAAAAGACTCTAAAAATAAATTAATCCAAACAATAGAATATAAATTTGATCCAGCCTCCGAAGTCAAGAAATGGTATGAATGCATGCCAATCGTTCGAGGTGAATGGCGCAAGTCTTGTTGGTTTGGACACTTTATGGCGCTGGACAATGGATGGGTATACCACGAGACATTAAAATGGGTATACGGGGCTGCTTCGGGATCTGGTGTCTGGTTCTTTATTGCCGACGAAGGCTGGCTATGGACATCTCCAGAGCTATTTCCGTATTTTTATTCAAATAACGAACGAAAATGGTTAATGTTCAATTAACTCTTTTTACTTTTTATTCTTTTTATTTCAGCTGGTAATATTTTAATTACTTTATCTGTTTTATTTTCCATCATCAATTCTGCCGGAGTAGATCCATTCAGTTTAGCGTTTTCTGATTTTAACCAGCATGTTGATTGATAAGAGTTTAAGTTTTTGCTTAGCATTTCTAGAATAGATTTTTGTGACATTACTATATTATACACTGATTAAGGGGTTTTTATATTAATCTCGTGTGTATATTACTGTATGGGCCCTATTATAAATACAGTTATTGGAGCAGGTATAAAGCTCGTTTGCAACCTAATTAACTCTTGGTTGGAACAAAAAAGGCAAGATCAGTTAGCTTTGGCCGCAAGAGACGATAAAATGTTGGCGGCATTGATCGCTGGCCAAGATAAAAATTCTAGCGATTCTTTTGTAAAGGTCACTCGAAGAATATTGTTTATGAGTATAACTTTTACGATGTGTTTTTTGATGATATATTATGCGATGAATCCTCACATAACTTATAATTTAATTGTTCCAAAGGGAGACGGAGCAAAATGGGGTTTCTTCAGTTGGGTTTTTGGGGGCAAAGATTGGGAGATGGTTCAGATGACTGGAGGTTTGATGCTTGCATCTTTTATGGATTTATGCTTTATGGTTGTAGGTTTTTACGCAATACCAAGCAAGCGCAGATGAGATTTTTATTATTATTTGTTTTTTTCTTGCAGTCCTGCTCAAGCAAGTTTGTTAAAAAAAATGAAAAAGCAGAAATTTTAAATTCTCCAAATCAAAATTATGATGTATTTAATGTCGTGAATAAACCTGAAACTTACGACTCTGTGAATCCATTAATTTGGTTTGGAGCGATAATTTTGCTTGTAATATCTTGCTCTGTGTTACCCGCAATGCTAAAAAAATGAGTTTCGGACTGGATGTTATTGTTGGCTTAACTGGTTTAATTTCTGCGGCGACCGGTATTTTTGGCATGTGGCTTAAGATTAAAATGGACGAAAAGAAAGGTAAGCAATTAAACTATGACCCCTCCATGCATGGAAATGTAATTACCGCATTAGAATTCATCCTAAGCGAAACCGAAGCTGATAGGGTTTCAATTTTAGAATTTCATAATGGAGAGCACTACTTTTCAGGAAGAAGTCAGCAAAAATTTAGTTGCACATACGAAGCTGTAAGCGAAGGAATAAGCGTTGAGAGTAACAAGCTTCAAAATATTAGAATATCCAACTTTCATTGTTTGGTAAAATCTATCATAAAGGAAGAAACCTTTATTTGCAATGATATTGATTTATATCAAGATGATTTAGGATTCAAGTCCTTCTTGCAGGGAAAGGGTATACAAAGTTTTTTTGCAAGACCGGTTAAAACTTTGAATGGTAAAATTATAGGAGTAGTCTGTTTGGAGTACGTAAAATCAAAAAGAAAATGGAGCGAAGACGTTGAACAATTCACAAGAAAACAAGCTCGACTGGTTAGTGGGTATTTGATATAATTTTTTTTAAGGTTATAATGTATTATTATGGCCTTTTCTTATTGTCCTCATTGTGGTTTTAAAAATATGTATTCCACTCAGCCGCCGAAATTTTGTGGCGGCTGCGGAGAAACCTTAAACATATCATCCGCGTTAAAACAAAAACCTGCGGGCGAGCGAATGGTGAGCTCAAGCTCAAGAGCCTCTATTCAACGAGAAGTTCATGACCCTGACGGAACGGATGTGTATCAAGTGCCAAACATTTCTAAATTATCGTACTCAATAGAGAGAGATAGAAATAAGTTTAATTTAAAAGATCTCATACCTCTTGGAGAGGTCGAGAAAATACAGGAAGAAGCTAAAGCTCAAACAAAAAAATCAAAGAATCGTGGCAGACCCAAAAAAAACTAACTTTTCTTACGAAGATAAATCTCAAGAAATAAACGTTGAGATAAAGAAAAGAAGAGGTAAGTGGTTTTTAGACTCGTTGGCTTGGTTTGATTTCGAAGATGTCGAGCAAATAATTAAGGCTCACATATTTAAAAAATGGGACCAATGGGATCAAAGCAGATCTTTGAAGCCTTGGGTTAATAAGATCGTCACGAATCAAATGAAAAACATCTTGCGCAATAATTATAGCAATTTCGTTAGGCCTTGCTTAAACTGCCCCTTTAATCAATCTTGCGCTATGAAAGATGGAGGGGAATCTTCTTTATGTGGGTTTACGAAAACCGGACTTCAAGATTCATCATGCCCATTATACGCAAAATGGGAAAGAACTAAAAAGCCCGCATACGGAATAAAAATGGCACTAGCTTTAGAGAATCATAGTCTCGAAGTTGGGTCTATGGAGGATCATAATTTTAATATTGTTGACGCTTACGAGAAGCTTAACGAACACATGAAAAAGCAGCTTTCTGCAAAACAATTTCAAGTGTACGATTTGTTATTCATTCAACATATTGATGAAGAAGAGGTCGCGAGAGAAATGGGTTACAAGACTTCTGAAAAAGGAAGGAAGGCTGGCTACAAGCAGATCAAAAATCTGAAAAAAGTATTCAAACAGAAGGCTCAAGAAATTCTCAAAACAGAAGATATAATCGCAGTAAAAGCTGTACCGCCATGGGCTTAAACGATTCGCAGAAAGAAATCATCCTCCAGAATGCCGATAAGATTCTGGATTTAACAGAGTTGACGAGGTTGGCATTTCCGGACGCAGAAAAAGTCGATGGAAGAAGCAAGCAAGGGAGAGCTGTTCGGAATTTTCTAGTAAGTAGCAAGATAGAGTACGAAACAAAGCATATTTATCCAAAAGATGATATTGAGTTGACCGCTGATCAAAAAGATTTTATAGAGCAATCAATATCTGATGGAATGAATTGTTCTCAAGTGGCCGCCGTAATGTTCCCGTCTGAGAGGATAACTCATAATTGTAAGGAATATATGGCGGTGCTAAGCTATGTTGATAGTTCGGATATTATAACCACTCCCCCGTCAGAGAACGCTGTTAATAGAAAATATTCTCCACCAAAAGCTTCAAGCAAAATAATAAAAAAGATAAACGACTACGCTCAGACGAAAATTAACGAAGAAAAGCTAACCATGCAAGAGCGAAGGGGTGTAGAATCTCTTGGAGCCTTCCTAGCTTCCCCTCGGTTCTTGCAGGTTATTAATACTTACGATAGTCAAGATGATAGAGACCTATTTGAAGCTGAATTTGTTAGAGCCACTTGGGACAAGCCTGACTTGACTAGTGACGAGATTAATTTATATATTAATGTTTGCATGGACTATATTCATTTAAAGATTATTCAAAGCGCAATTAACAAATTAAATAAAATGTTTGATGAAGCAGAAGATCAACAAGATTTAACTGTGAGGTTGGCGGAGTTACTTAAAACTAAAAGCGAAGAATATAATCAGTGCGAAAAAAGAATGGAATCCCTTATTCAAAAACTACAGGGCGACAGATCCAAAAGAATTTCTTCAAAACAGCAGCAAAACGCAAGCATTCTATCTTTAGTTCAATTATTTCAAGAGGAAGAAGAGAGAGAGGTCATGATTAAGATCGCAGAACTCCAAAAGAAGGCTGCAAGAGGGGAAGCTTCTCGTCTAGAATCTATGCCCGACTGGAAAGCAAGAGTTCTTGGAATTTCTAAAGAAGATGTTATCTAACAAAAAAATCTTCAAGAATCAATATTTCTCCGCAGGTATTGAAGAGGACGGCGAATCAAGATTTACTGACAAAAACGCCTTAGGCTTTGCTTGGAGACCTGGTCAAGACCAGTTTGACTTATTAATAGATTCCTGCACGATTGATGGGCAGGGAGTTGCAGAAGGCTTGAAATTATCTTTTTGTAGCAACGTGATCGTATCGAATTCAATTATTATTGGAGGCTATGAAGATTGCGTGGACATCGTGCGCGGAGATGGTATACTTTTCGACAATTGCACTTTTTTTGCTGGAGAAAGAACTAGTCAGCATGTTACCATCAAAGGCGGAGCAAAGCAAATAACCTTTAACAGCTGTAAGTTTGTTAATTCGTTTAGAAATTGGTGGGATGGGGCATGCATTGATTTAGGAAACTGGACAGATTACGATGATGTGCACAGGCCAAAAGTTAGGGACGTTAAGATTATCAACTGCTCCATGAAAGAAGTTGAGCACCCTATACTTTACAGAAGGCTGTATTCTGAAACCCCTCAGGTGAAAAATTCTCCAGGACTAAGGTTTAACGCTCCAGAAATATTTGTTAAGTTATTTTGGTATGGACAAAGAAAAGGCTTATTCGGAAAAAGACGAAGGTTTACCAAAGAATGGTTGAAAGTTTATAATCATGAGTTATGAATAAATGCAAGATATGTCTTGAGGATTTTGAGAGCGATAAAAAGTTGCACATGCATTTGCGCTCTCATAAAATAACGCTCGCAGAATACTATGTAAAGTATTATCCAAGATATAATTTATATAGTGGAGATTTATTGCCTTTTAAGAATAAAGATGATTATTTTAGTCGAGATTTTTTTAATAGAGATCAGTTGTTAAGGTGGTGCGAAGAAAACGAACCCAAGCAAGTAAAACAATACATATTAAAACTTTTAAAAGACAGAATTGAGAGAAAAGAGTTGCTCAAAGGCCCTTCTCATTTAGAATTAATTAATAATGAAATGCCAACTATAGACTTGTATCAAAAACATTTTGGATCTTATACTTATGCGTGCAACGAAGCAGGTGTTGAGCCCTTGTTTAATTCTAGGTTACCAAAAGAGTGGAATGCGGAAGTGGATCCTATGATGAAAATATTTATCGACACAAGAGAGCAGAAACCTTTAGAGTTTCCGAATTCAGAACCTCTCAAGTTAGACTTTGGTGATTATGCTGTTGGCGAAGAATTTTACGACTATACTTATGTAGATAGAAAAGGCGAACAAGACTTTAAGTCCACTTTGAGTAAAAATAATTATGATCGCTTTAAGTACGAATTGACTCGGGCTAGAGATTTTGATAGTTATTTATTTATCGTCACAGAAAATGACATACGAAGCATTCAGCATAATAATAAAAGGGGTGCTCACATTTCAAATATGAAATATATATACCACAATATGAGAGTTCTCTCTCATCAGTTCGCAGGGGCTTGTCAATTTATTTTTACAAGCAGTAGACAAGAGTCTGAAAGATTAATACCTAAGATCTTAACGCTCGGGAAGAAATTGTGGAACGTTGATCTGCAATATTATCTCGATAACAAATTAATATAATGACTTGGGAAGCAGGAAATCAATTATCTCGGAATCAGCATAACGACTTTAATCAGAAACTTTCTGAGGTTAAAGGGTTTATTGAGGAGAAGGAGGCTAAACTATTATTGTATCAATTTCTAAGAGAAAATATAACTTTTACCGCAGACCTGGTTAGCGGAGTTCAACTTTTTCCATTTCAACATATGGCCATCAAGTCTATGTTTGCTACCGATTATTTCATGGGCGTCTGGAGTCGAGGAATGAGCAAGTCTTTTACAACTGCAATTTACGCATATCTTGACGCGATACTGAATCAGGGTGTTGAGATAGGTATATTGTCCAAGTCATTTCGTCAGGCAAAAATGATTTTTAAAAAAATAGAGGATATTGCCGCAAAGCCTGGAGCCACTTATCTGCAACAATGCATAACTCACAAATCAAAAAGTAATGACGAATGGCTCCTCGAGATTGGAAGTTCTCGGATACGAGCGTTGCCATTAGGGGACGGAGAAAAGCTTCGAGGGTTTCGTTTTCATAGGATTATCATTGATGAGTTTGCTTTAATGCCTGAACGTATTTATAATGAGGTTATTATCCCGTTCTTGAGTGTTGTTGAGAACCCGACTCAGAGAGAGGCCCTTTATAACCTAGAGACCCAATCAATTAAGAAGGGAGAGATGGCTGAAGACGATCGTCATCTTTGGCCAAATAATAAGTTGATAGCTCTCTCTTCTGCGAGTTACAAATTTGAATATATGTATAAAGCTTATGAGCAATTCGAGCAATTAATTCATACTGGCAGCAAGAAGCATTCTGACGCTAATCGTGTGATAATGCAATTTAGTTATGACTGCGCTCCCAAGCAACTTTATGACAAAAATCTATTAGAGCAGGCTAAATCAACAATGAGCCAGAGTCAGTTTGATCGAGAATTTGGTTCTATTTTTACAGATGATAGTAGCGGGTATTTCAAGACTTCTAAGATGGCCTCGTGCACTCTTGAGGATGGAGCAACACCAAATATAGAAGTTAAAGGGGAAATTGGTGAAAAATATATTCTCGCGTTCGATCCTAGTTGGGCAGAAAGCGAAAGTAGTGATGATTTCGCAATGATGGTTCTAAAATTGGAGGACAAGAAGAAAATCGGGACGGTTGTTCATAGTTATGCTTTATCGGGAACAAATTTAAAACAGCATATATTTTATTTTTATTATTTACTCACTCATTTTAATATTGTATCTATAGTTGGAGATTATAATGGAGGAGTTCAATTTATAAGCGCATGCAACGAGAGCAGTTTATTTAAGACTAACAAATTAAATATAAAATGCATAAATACAAACTTTGATGATATAGAAAATTATCAAAAGAAATTACTAGAAGGGCAAAGAGAGTATAATCTTGAGGACAAGACTATTTGTTATTTGCGAAAACCTAGTAGCCAGTGGATACGAGTTGCTAACGAATTACTGCAAGCAAATTTTGACCACAATAGAATATACTTTGCATCCCGCGCTATTGATGATGCCTATAACGAACAGCGAAAGAAAAAAATACCAATTAAGGATCTAAAATTCCTGAGAACCTCTCAGAGTTTAGATAAGCAAACCGATGCGGCGAAAATGATTGATTTCGTAGAGCATCAGTTTGATATGATGAATTTAATCAAGACTCAGTGTTCTCTAATCCAGATTTCTACATCCGCAGGTGGTACGCAAACTTTTGATCTTCCCCCAAGCTTAAAAAGGCAAACTGGCCCAGAGAAAGCGAGGAAAGATAGTTATTCCGCTCTGGTACTTGGAAATTGGATGATAAAATTGTATTATGATATGATGAATATCAAGGCCGCAAGCGTGAATTACACTTTTACTCCCATGTTTATAAACTAGGTGTACTTTTTTATTAATGGATAATCAATATAAATATACAGCCACTTTTGATAGCGTAGTCTTTGCTTCCAGTGATATCGAGGAATCAAACATCAGCAAGGCTTCGCTCGAGTCCTTACGGCCTTTAATACCTAAAGATATAGACTTAGATAGGAATATAGATTTATTAGGTGTTGCGTTCAACGCGGCAGTCGTAAACAAATTTAATAAGAATGGCGATGGAATCAACAGTGAATCTGCAGTAGCAATAAAGGATTACTTTGTGCACAAACCGACAAACATAGAGCACGATAGAGATAATATTGTTGGACACATTGTTTCTGCTGGTTTCTCGAGATACGGTAGCAATTCAGAATTAATGAGTGACGACGAAGCTTTGGTTGAAGAGGGGTCGTACAATATTTCATTAGCTGCAGTAATTTATAAAACAGCAAGTAAAGAGTTTTCTGATCTTGTTGTAAATTCCACAGATGCAGATAGCGATTACTTTGAAACCGTTTCTGCTAGCTGGGAGGTTGGATTTAATGATTATGTAATTTCTGTCGGAGGCGATGATCTCCATGAGTCTTCTATTATTTCTGATCCAGAAGAAATGAAAGCTTATTCTCCTTATTTAAAATCTCTAGGAGGCAAGGGCGCCTTGCAGGACGGCCGCAAGATTAATAGATTAATTATTGGAGATATTTACCCTTTAGGTATTGGATTCACTTCTAACCCTGCTGCAGACGTAAAAGGTATTATTGCAGAACGTGAGAGTTCTCCAGAGAACGAAAACACGAGCAGAGAACCTATAAATAAAATTATAACAAAAAGTAAAAAAACTTCCCATTCCACTTTAGAAAATGTAACAATCAAAGAATCAACTAATATTATGGACAAAGATCAAATTATAAATGAATTCCGAGCAGCTTTAGATGAAAAGCTTGGCAAACAAGATTTCTCTGAGGAGGCTGTCGCAAGCATTTCCAAAGTTTTTATCGAAGCTATTCGCGAAAAAGGCGAAAAGTATGTTGCTGACCTTGACAAAGCAAAGGCTGAAAAAGAAGAAGCTGTTCTGGCTCAAAGTTCCCTACAAGAAAAAATGTCAGAAGTTGAAAACCAATTGAAATCCACTCAACAAAAATTATCAGTACTTGAAGAAGAAAACGCTAATCGTGAAGCGGAAATTAGATTCAACTCAAGAATGGAATCGTTGAACGAGATTTACGAATTAGATTCTGAGGATTCAAAAATTCTCGCTTCCGAATTAACTTCTATTGATGAAACAGAAGAGGGTTTTGCAGCATACCAAGAAAAGCTCGCAAAAATCTGGAAGCATAAAAATAAAGACTTTATCGCTGAAGAGAAAAAAGCTTTTGAGGACAGAGTTTCTCAAGAAGTTTCAAAGCGACTAACTGAAAGTGTTGAAGCTTCCAGTGAAACAAAAAAAGAAGCAGAAGTTGCTCAAGCGTCAGAAACTCAAGAAGTTGAGATTGCTGATCAATTAGAAGAAGCTCTTGAAGCTATCGAAGTTGAAGACGCTGCTTTGGTAAATAATAACGAAAGCTCATCAGAGGGATCTTCTCTCAAAGAGCGCTTCGCGAAGACTTTTAAGGAGTCTGTTAAAATTTCATACTAACATATAGAAGAAAAAAATTATGGCAAAAAGAATACTACCATACCGAGACTACAGTGAACACGATGTTGTTAACTTATTCGCTCTTGAAGTAACTGGAGAAACCCTTGCGGATTTCAAGAGTAACGGCTCAGGCGACTTTGATGCAGGCGTTGTTGTAGCTGTAAGTGCGGGAGCTCTACCTGGTGAGGTTTCCGAATTGCGCGCAACTACTCCAGATAATCTTCGTGATTATTTGGGTGCAAGTTTTAGTGGCGCTCATATTGGATTCAACGGATACCCCGCTAATACAGGTATGACCGTAGCTCCAGCTGATGGCTCCGCGAGAGCGCTTGGAATCACTTTACGTGAAACCTTAGCGTTCGATGAGAACGGAGAAAAGATGATATCCTACAAACAAAAACTAGATGAAGCGCAAGGCGTTCTTCCTGGACAAACAGTTCCTGTTTTATCCAAGGGACTCGTTCTTTTAAGTGCTTCTGCTTTTGCGAGCGCCCCAGCTTTAGGAGACGACCTTGAGGTTTCTTCCACAGCAGGAAAGCTCCAAACAGCTACTACTGGTACTGTTGTTGGAACTGTTCTCGCTATCGGAGAAGAAAGCGATGCAAGTGCTAACAAGAAATATCTCTGTAAGATAAGCTTCTAACCCAAGGAAATTTAATTATGAAAATTACTTTAGAAAGAACCCCCGAGCAAGTCGAGCTTATTAAAGCTATGGCTTCAAAGAATAGAGATGTTGCTTACGAAGCGCAAACTGCACTCGCCGAATTTATCGGCCCAGTTTTGGCAGAGGTAATAAATACTGCTCCCACTGTGAGCAATATGTTCTCTTCTCTTCAATTCAATTCCGAGGAAAGCCCAAGCATTCCTTTAGATCTTTATCACGATATTACTGATGAAGACTATATTCAGGTTTGGAGTCAATCCGTTCCTGGAGGACTTCCAACTAATCAAGTCGCTCCTTCGCAAAGCGAGCTTAAGTTCACAACTTATACTCTCGATAGCGCATTGAGTTTCGACAAGCGTTATGCTTCTCGCTCAAGACTTGATGTTGTTAGTAAAACATTCACACGCATGGCTCAAGAAATCCTTCTTAAACAAGAAAAGACTTCTGCAACCATGATAATGAGTGCCTTAGCTAATGCCTCAACAAACAGTGAGCAACATATTATCCGTTCCGCTCAAGCTGGACGTTTTTTACTCTCCGACCTTAACAAGTTATTCACCAAAGCTAAGCGTATCAATACAGCTTGGAATGGTGGAACTCCTGCTGAGCGTCGTGGTCGTGGAATTACAGATCTTCTTGTTTCTCCTGAAATCGTAGAAGAAATTCGCGGCTTAGCTTATAACCCAATTAATACAATTGGCGGAGCTGGTGGAGCACCAACTGCTGGAGACGGAATCGCTGGTACAGATACTATGCGTGACGCAGTTTTCAATAGCGCTGGAATTCCTGAGTTTTATGGCGTATCCATTCAAGAGTATAACGAAATGGGTGTAGGTCAAAAATGGAACACTGTTTTTGGAACAGCTGCTGGATCAACAACGTTTGCTGACAACTATTCGGTTCAAGCTAACGGCGGTACAGCTCAAGAAGTTCAAGGGACAGAGCAAGTTATTGTTGGTGTTGATTTATCTCGCGAGTCTATGATTCGTGCGATAGCTACCGATTCCGAGTCCGGCGATGAGTTTTCTCTTATCGCTGATGATCAATTCGTTACTCGTCAATCTAAGATTGGTTATTACGGTTCTCTTGAAGAGGGTCGCATGATCATTGATGATAGAGTTCTACTTGGTCTCCTCGTTTAATTTTAATTTAAAATTAACGTTTTATAAAAGTCCACCTCAGGTAACTGGGGTGGATTTTTTATTTTAATCATTTATAATAGGTATATCTATAAATTTATACAACAAAGCAATTATGGCAAGAAAAAAAACTACAACGAGTAAATCTTCATCTACAAAATCTAATGCAATTAAACCAAAAAAACTTGAAAACTTGCAACAAACAACCGGAAAGGTTTATGAAGACCAAGTGTCTAGAGCGAAAGAGCTAGAGGAAATCCTGGGTATACCAAAAATTAACCCATTCAAAACAAAAAACAAACAAGCTTTTCAGGAAATGCTTCAAGATATGAATCTTACAGATTTGCAGTCATTTGCGGTCAAGGTGGGAGTATTCCCATCTGGCAACAAAACTGTATTAAGAAACAAAATCAAAAAGGAGTTCAACTCCAGCTTGCATGGAAAGGGAAGTATACAGCTCATGGGGGAGCCTGTAAAATTAGATCCAAATAACCCAAGAGATAGAGAAGTAATAGATTACCTAAAGAATTAAGCATGACCACAAAACTTCAAGAGCTTGCTTCTAAGATATATGATGAAGAAATTGGATTTCAGAGTTCCATTTCTGACGCAAACGCATCATTTGTAACATCTTTGGCTCCAGGATTTGATCAATATAGGATTAATTTTCCAGAAGATTTTGACTCACCTCCGTCTGTAACTTTATCTTTGCAGAGCGACCTTGGACAAATAATTCCATATACAATTTCGGGAATAAGCCCTTCCGATTATTACATTAATTTTGGAATGGCAATTCCAGATTCTAGCTACAGCGTGCATACCTCTGCCCAAGTGACAGGAGTATCTAACGATTCATCTAGGAACATAGAGGTTTCTTTAATAGCTAATTGGCTGGAAGGTCACATAGGGGAGCTGAATAATTTAATTTTCACATCATTCAGCGGTTATAATCCTGAAAATTTTAACCTTGAAGAGCAGTCTATATTAAGAGAGCTTTATTTAAGCGAATATAACAGGAAGTCTCATAGAAGAGTTTTGAGAGGGATTGACGGAAGTGATGGGAATCCAGATTTTCAGGTCATTAGAGAGGGAGATTCCATGATTCAACGCTCGAACAAGAATACTACCGCAAAAAGTTATCACGACGCTTACTTAGCTTCTCAAGACAGAGTTAAGGATTTAGTTTTCGCTTATAATTTATATTCTGCGAAACCTAGCCAAGTTTACGGCAAGGACGCCCCTTCATAATCTTAATGCAAGTTTTAATTCTATTATTTTTAGTGTATAAGTATCTATGAGTCAATTATCTGAAGGCGATTCCATGTCGGATTCGCGAAACATCAATAACAAGGTTAAGTCCGAACTATTTCACATTTGGAAAAAAGCCAGAATTATGTATGACATGGTTAAGGAAGATAGCAATATCGAGGACTGGGTAAAGAAGAATATAACTAAAGCTTACGAGCTTATTGATGAAGCTACAAGGTACGAAGAGTATCAAAAAATATTCCCAAACAGGAGCCAAGAACCTGAGGAGTCTGAGCAAGACAAAAATAATTTCTTATCAAACCAGGACAAACGCTACCCTTTGCCATCGTCCCAAGAGACTGGAGATCAGTTTGTTACTAGATGTATTCTTGATGCAAACATGAAAAAAAGATATCCAGTGCAATCCGACAGGTTTCATGCGTGCATGAAAGTATTTAATGAAAACAGCGGAGAGCCAAGAAGTAACCCTGGCGAGAAGTTTGACGACCCTATGCAAGTTAAGGACTCTGACATAGAGCCTGTTACGAAGCCTTTGCTTCCTTGATCGAATAATTGATCTCACATTTGCATAAGGAAAACTTAATTTCTTGATCGGCACAAATCCCTTTTGAGAGAATTAACTTGGATAACTCGTTTTCTATATGTCTTTGAATAAGCCTTTTAATTGGCCTTGCCCCCATCTTTTCGTTAAAAGCTTTTTCCGCTATAAAGCTATATACTTTGGGAGTTATTGATAGTTTGATTTTCTTTTCCTTTAGTTTTTTAGACAAATTTAGAATTTCGAGTTTTGATATTTTTATTAAATCCTCAATTTGAAAATCTTTAAATAATATAATTTCATTAAGCCTATTCAGGAATTCAGGGCGAAAGAAAGACTTTAATTCCTTTTTTAACCTTTCCTCTACAAGCGTATCGCTTTCCGCAGCAAAACCTATTGAGGGCTTTATAGCTTTCTCACTACCGATATTCCCAGTCAGTATGATTGTACAATTATTAAAGTTAACCTTTCTCCCCGAATTATCAGTGACGAAACCTTCTTCAAGAATTTGCAATAATATATTTATTACTTCTGGGTGAGCTTTTTCAATTTCATCGAACAAGACCACGCTATAAGGGTTCCTCCTTACCTTTTCTGTTAAATCTCCACCGTCTTCATATCCCACATAACCCGGAGAAGCCCCTATTAATCTGCTTGCCGATATTTTCTCAGAATACTCGCTCATGTCTATCTGTATTAATTTGCTCTTGCTTCCATATATAAATTCAGCGATACATTTTGCTGTATAAGTTTTGCCCGTGCCGCTTGCCCCAACTAATAAAAAGCTACCTATTGGCTTTCTTTCATCTTGTAGTCCTGATTTTGACCGAAGTATGCATTCTGATATCTTGTCTACAGCTGTGGACTGACCGACTATTTTACCGTTCAACTTATTAAACAGTCCGAGCATTTTCTCAGAGTCTTTCTTTGATACTTCTGATATTGGAACCCCTGTCCTTGAAGACATTACTTCATATATATCTTTCTTCGATACGGATATTTTATTCTCTGAAGTTTTCTTTGCCCAAGAAGTTATAACCTTGTCGTACTCTTCTAACAAATCTAATTGTCGATCCTCAACTTCTGAAGTACTAAAGCCTAATTTCTGAACCTTTGCTTCGTTCATTGCTAGTGTCTCTAATTCTTTTTCAATATCTTTCGCTAATTGAGGTCTTTGTATGTTTTTTATTTTAACTTTTGAGCCCGCTTGGTCTAGTATATCTATAGCTTTGTCTGGGAAATTTTTATCTAATATGTATTTGGCGCTCAACTCCGTAATTAAGTCTAGAACTTCTTCTGGGTAATATATGCTGTGGAATTCTTCATATTTTTCTTTAATCCCGTCCATTATTTTGCGAGTTTCTTCTTTCGTTGGCTCTATAACCCTTACTGATTGAAAGCGCCTATCCAGAGCTCCGTCCTTGAGTATAGTTTTTTTATACTCATCTAGCGTTGTCGCACCTATGCACCTCAATTCTCCTCTAGCGAGTAAGGGTTTCATTATATTCGCTGCGTCCATGCTACCCTCAGCGCTTCCTGCCCCGACCAGAGTGTGTATTTCGTCCACAAACAGTATTATATCCTTATTCTTTCTTGCTTCGTCGATAATTCCCTTCAATCTCTCCTCAAACTGCCCTCTGTATTTAGTTCCTGCGATCAAGGACCCTAGGTCTAAAGAGTATATTGTTTTATTGAGCAAAAAGTCCGGCGCGGAGCCAGACATAATATCCTGTGCCAGTCCTTCCACTATCGCTGTTTTCCCAACGCCTGGGTCGCCAAGTAACACGGGGTTATTTTTTGTTCTTCTGCATAATATTTCGCAAACATCATATATTTCTTTTTCTTTTCCTATTATGTTGTCGAATTTACCCTGCTGAGCTTTTGAGTTTAAGTTTGTTGCAAATTTTTCTAAGTTTTGCAACTTTGTATCTTGTATGGGCGGAGCTGCAGGCCGCCTTTCTCTGAAGCTCGGTTTTGAAGGTTCTTTTGATATATGTAGGTATTCCCTGATTTCTGATATTATATCATTTTCTGTAGCATTAAAACTTTTAAAGAACCCAGGTATAGAAGATTCTTCATACTTCAGCAAAGCTAAAACCATATGCTCTATTCCCACATATTCGTGACCAAGCTTTTCGCTGATTGATGCTGAAACTTTTAAGACTAGGTGGTAATGCTCGTCGTATACGGGGTCATGATCAATGGGCGAGAAGGTTTGAGGTTCGTCCGTTTCAAAATCGAAGAATGAGTCTTCTACTTTGCTTAGCAAATCTTGTTGATCTATTTGTAATAGAAATAAAATCTCACTTAATATTCCGGCTTTTAGGTTCACCATTCCGTAAAATAAGTGCTCTAGTGTAACGTATTCGCTTCCATATTGTTGGGCAATTTTTTTAGATTCATTTATGGCCTGCTGCGCTCTAGGAGTGAAGTTTGGTTTTGGTATCATCTTCATTTGTTTACACGGTAAATCATTTAACGTCTGACATTTTCATATAGATTTTCTCATCCATAATATTTATAGAATCAAGAAAAACAATATCTTCCCCTTTTCTCCCAAAGGCAACAACTATGCTTTTCTTAATTGGAGTCTTGTTGTTTGAATCGAAGTATTTATCATAAAAGTTTCCTCTCCTCGAATTCAATAACATTGCGTCAAATTTGCCAAATTCATCAGATATCGATAATTTCATGTATTTATTTCCATTCCTTGAAGTTCTTTTTATGCAATCTTCTACGACCCCTATGAATTTCCCTTTATCGTCTGATTCCATTCTTGCCAAATCTCTTGTATCGTTTAGAGAATTATAAGAATCTTTGAAGCAAGTTTTTAAGTTGGAACTGTGACTATATCCAAGGAGGGATGTCTCAAAATACCAATTGGCGAAACTTTCGTACTGTTTGTTTTTGTCGTAAATTGATTTATACATATCATACTTTTTCTTAAAAGTTTTAAATCTAGATTCTTTCATTAATGCTTTTCCGTCATCACCTACAAGAGTTCCTTTTTTCGCATCAGATATGCAATTAAGAAGCTTGTAATCATATTTTTCCCCAAGAAGAATGAAGTTTCTCTTCTCTCTGTCGGTTAATAAGTTGAACGATTGAGCTTCGAGAACCATGAGAGAACGATTTTCACCCTTGCTTTCGAGGGCTCCAGCTTGAATTAACGAACTCAATATTCCAACATTCAATCCTGCTTGTTTTGCAGCAAGAAATATATCATATTTAGTAGGAGTATCGCTTGACCTAAAATCCCTTAGGGATCTTAGAGATTTTTCACTAACACCTTTAATGCTGTTTAAGCCAAAGCGAATGTCATCATTCTCGATTGAGAAATCCATCTTTGACTCGGCCAGGTCTGGAGACAGGAGTTTTATGTTAAAGTGTGACAATTCTTGAGATACTGAAGCTATTTCTTCTTGAGGGCAAGGTTCGTACTTTGTCATTTTTAATAAAGATAAAAAGAATTGTTGTGGGTGCTTGAATTTAAGATACGCTGTCCACGCAGAAAGAACCGAATAACTTAAGCTGTGACTTTTATTGAAGGAGTAATTTGCACTATCTTCTGCGACCCTCCATAAGATATCTCCGATTTCTGTTGCCAAATTATTCTCGATAATCTTTTCTTGAATTTTCGCTTTCCATAGTGGCATTTGTTCAACCTTCTTCTTTCCAACAATCCTTCTTAACTGCTCCGCTTCGTCTAGCGTAAATCCTACTTTCACAGCCATTTGCATCAACTGCTCTTGGTACAAGGGTATTCCCCCAGTATACTCGAGGACGTCTGTAAAAAATTCATGAATCACTTGAGCCTCTTCGGTTTGCGTATATTTTGAATAATCTCCAAGAAAGTCAAGAGCTCCCGGCCTCCCAATAGCTATGACCGCACTTAATTGTTCAAGATTTTTTGGTTTAATTTTTTTGCAGACGCGATAATTAGTATCCGACTCTATTTGAAATAATCCATGAGGAGTCGCTAGTGATTGCAGGGGTTTGTATATTTCTTCGTCATTAAGATCTATGTCTGCACAATTAATATTTAACTTTTTGCACACATCGTAAATTACGCTCAGTGTCCTTAAGCCTAATATGTCAAATTTTACCATGAGCTCCGATACCCAATTCATGTCGTAACAAGTAACAATCGCTCCGTCGCTTGATTTTTGAATGGGGCATATATCTGTCATTGTGTCGAACGATATTGCTATTCCGCTTGGATGAACTCCAGAGTTTTTATTTAACCCTTCAAGCTTTAACGCTATATTGAAGACTTCCGGGTTTTCCGCTGACCATTCCGCAAGCTTTTCGCTTTCTTCTATGGCCGTAACTAATGGAACAACTACTCCAAACTTTTTTGGAATTGTGTCGCTCACAATATTAACTTCTTGCTCCGAAAATTCTCCGACGATTTTCCCGCACTCTTTCACACACAACTTTCCGCTTAAAGTGTTTAATGTTAAAATTTTTGCAGTACGAGCAGGATGTTTTCTTTCGATATAGTCTATAACTTCGGTGCGACGTTCATATGCAATGTCATTATCAACGTCAGCCAAAAGGCTTCCGTCTAAAAAAGTTATTCCATCTTTTATGGTTTTCTTCGCTCGGCTTTTGGAGACAAATCTTTCAAAAAACAAATTATACTTAACTGGATCAACGTTAGTTACCCCAATTAAATACAATACAAGAGATCCTGCTGCAGAACCTCTTCCTGGGCCAGTAGGAATATCCTGCTCGTGACAAAAATTAATTATATCCCAGTTTAATAAAATATAATCAATAAACCCTAGCTCTTCTAGTATTTTTAATTCTGATTTTGCGCGATCGAAATAATCTTTCTTGTTTTTGAATTTATCTATTCCTCTATCGAAAACTCCTTTATGACACAACTTCCTGAGAAAGTCAAAATTGGATATAGTATTATCTGCTTCAAGCATGTCATAGTACTTTTGTTCAATTTTAATCTCAGGCAGGCGTACCCCTGGAGGGCAGCAATCTGTATAATCTGTAAACTGTTCTGTAAAACTCATATTTCTATTTCCCATATCATTTTTTTAAAAACTTCGAAGTTAATATTAATATCATAAAGAGCATCGTGAAGCTTGCTTTCGTCAAAATCAACATCAAAATCCTTGCAGCATTGTTTGAGGTTGCAGCGAAGACCTCTTTCTATTAAGTGGTTAAGCCTGTATTGCCAGGCTAAAAAATCGTCATCCTTATCTAGCTTTATCCTTTTCTTTAAAGCTTTTGCGAGGCAGAGTGTGTCTATCAAGCTTCCTGTATAACTATAATCCGATTCAGCTTTTGGGTTGATTAATTTTCTATGCAGGTTGTGCATATATACATCGAACCCTAATAAATTATGCCCGACTTTAATATAAGAATCATCGTATAGGTATTGCTCGAAATCATCCAAGGCTTCTTTTGGGCAGGAGGCTTTCTTTTTGTATTTAGCTTCTGTAAATCCTGTGATTTTTGCAGCCTCCGGGGAAACGCTTAATTCTTCCCATTTTAGCCAATAGTTTTTCTTCTCTTTGATTTTATTGTTTTCTATAACTAAAAAAGCTAATTGCCAAGGCTTGTTGCTTGCGGTTAAATTTAAATTACATGTTTCGTAATCGAAAAGTAAGTATTTTTGATTTTTTTTAAATCTTAGTAGTGATTCTTTCATTTATTTATTTTCTTTCCAGCTTTCAAAGCAAAATTCATTGCTTCCGAAGTGGTCTAGGTTTGGTTTCGATAAAGTTTTATTTCCGAAAGTTCTTCCGGTTATGCATTTATATGTTTGTAGCGCTGTGACATCTTTTTTGTTTTTATAATATATACTTTTTGTTAGTTCTGTTTTTTTTGAATTATAATCTTTTACTTTCTTCTCTATAAATTTATCGAATGGTAGGCCATTGTCTTCAATGAAGAATGTTGGATCGCAAAAACCAAAACTCGGCGTGCAATTTGAAAACTTCATTAAATTATTAAATATGAAGCTGTCGTAAAAAGGTATTGCCAGAGTTAGGTGTTTATTATTCCAGTGCTTCTTCAGGATTTTTTCATCTACACAATTAAAACTTTCTGTAAACGCTTCGCTATAAATTGCGTTTAATAGTTGGCAGCCTTTTGCGTTCTTCGCAAAAATAATAATCTTATGAGAGCTATCTACAGGTTCTTCTTTTGGGTTGATTGAGGCGTCCTCCCTCATGTCAATCCTTAGTCCAAATATTAATTTAACTTTTAATTTGTCTGCGTTCTTCTTTGCTTGGAGAAAGCCTGTCAAGGAGTCTTCCACTAGCACAATTTCTTTTAACTTGTTTTCTTTTGCTATTGAAAAAACGCTATCCGAACCTCCTTCTTTATGCTCTGACGGATCCTTTAGGGTTAGAATGCTTTTTCCTATGGAGAAATGACTTTTGAATAATGGTATCATGTAGAGTATTTTACCAAAATCCTTTCAAATTGTCAAGACTAAACTTATAAACAAAAAAACCGCTAATAGCGGTTTTAGTGGGTTGTTTTAATTATTAATTAAGTATATCAAACAAGGGCTTTCCGTCGTGGGCCACTTTAAATGGCCTGCCGGAGGGAGATGTTT